GCGGCTGTTCAGCCATCTCGCACCATTCCGGGTTTTCCCCGTTCACGGATGCCAGAACCTTATCTTCCGCATCGTCAATCGCATGTACACAGATACCCCCGGTGTTGAACAATGGATACACACCGATAATCTTCTCACTCATTCCTGTCCGCCTCCTTCTTCCTGCCCCGGTTGGCACAAGCCCGGCTGCAATATTTTCGTTCCAACCCGTACTGATGCCGGTAGGAAAACTCCCTGCCGCACACCGGGCAGATCTTCGACCGCACGGTCTTCCAGTTCTCCGGCTTCGGGTGGGTGTTGTTCCACCGTGACCGGCATTCCGGTGAGCAGAACTTTCTCGGTCTGCCTTTATGATTCGGTACAATGGCTGTACCGCACTGAGGGCAGAACGAAAAAGCCATGTCCTTGATCATCTCAGCCGTATAATCTTCCATCTACCCTCACCTCACTCTCATTTTTCGCCGTTTCTTCGGCAGTTTCTTAGAAAAATCTCATAATTCATACGAAAAGCGGCGAAGTGGAAATCGGCCCCGTCCCGCCCGGTTGAATTGTTGTTGCGGCGTCCGATTCTCGCTCGCCCTCGCTCCTCCCGGAACAAGCTAAAATGTGCGAAAGCTCCCTGTTTTCGAGAAGTTTCACACACTTTGGTTCATTTCGGGGAAAAAGAATGGCACCAAAACCGAAGCACCGATGCCTGTACATTTTCCTGTTTCATTTTGCGCCGTTAATCCTCTGACCCCCGGCC